AAGCCGAACTATCGGCAGACAAACACACCCACACGATAGGAGATTGGGCAGAACATCGCATCGGTTTTATTTGTGGTGCTGAATGGGCTGACCAACATCGCCGCTGGATAAGTGTTGAGGAGAGACTGCCGATGGAGTATGAGCCAGTATTGGCAGCATTCGGAAGTCATTACGCGCGAGTTTGTTTTTATTGTGGAGGGAAGTGGTATTTTGATAAACCAAACACAGTAGATGAAGAGGTGTTTGGTCTCACTCACTGGATGCAAATTCCGCCACCACCGAAGAAAGGAGGTGAGCAATGAACGCGACAATCACGTTAAACGGCGGCTGGGAGGTGATTTTCTATATGATGTGTCTTTATTTTGCGATTGACATATTCTGCATACTTCCTAAGCTACTAAACAAATTATTGGACTGGCTAATCAAAAGAAAGGAGAAAGACAATGGCAACACCTGACCTAACAACCAAGCGAGGAGAAGCGCGCCTCACTCTTGCCGCCCACGCCCTGCAAGGGCTACTGGCGAGCCGCGCGTTCTCAAACGACACCAAGAAGCGCGTATGCGACAACGCAATCGCCTACGCTGATATGATGCTCAGGCGGCTCGCTGAGATACCGCCCGACGCGCAGGAAATAACCGAGCGGCGCAGCAAGCGACCGCGCATCGGTGACAATGTGGATTGGAACGAAATAAACAAAATAGCTGACGCGAAGTAAGGTAAATTTTTTCATAATGAAAGTAGGTCGGGTGGAGCAGAGATTGCCCTGCCCGATTTTCTTTGCACAAACCGCCCCGAAAGGCAAAATAATTGTGAATTTGGGGCTAAAAACGTGATTTTTTCTCGCGAAAGTCTATGTGGCGAACAAAATTGTTGTAAATTTGCAGATGTTTACCTCATAAACACTTTTTGAAATATGAAGACAGAAAAAGTAAAAATCACGCAGATTAAAATCAACAAGGAGAACCCTCGTATCATCACGAGCGACAAGTTCAACAAACTCATCAACTCAATCCTCGTTTTCCCTAAGATGTTAAAGCTGCGCCCAGTAGTTGTTGACAACGTGAGGGCGGCTCTTGGCGGCAATATGCGCACCCAAGCCCTGAGGGAGATTGCCAAGATGAAGATTGAGGGAATTACTCAGCGGCTCTCCACCCTTGCCGACTACAAGCGCAAGACCGAGGGAGAGCAGCAAGCCCTTATCGCCTATTGGGAGAAGTGGCTCAAGAAGCCCGAAGTCGAGATTGCCTATGCTGACGACCTTACCGCCGACGAGCGCGAGCAGTTTATCATCAAGGACAATGTTCAGTTCGGACAATGGGACTACGACAAGCTCGCCAACAATTGGGACAGCACGCGCCTCATAGATTGGGAATGGACGTTTGGGACACCACGCCAACATTCTCGCCGATAGGAGCGACTACACCCAACAACCCTGCCGAGCCTGGTGCTGACGAGAACGACGGCGACTTCAATGGAGCACTGCCGCCCGAGCTGCAAGGCGTTGACTTGAATCCCAACGAGCTTCCCAAGATTGAGGGAACGGACGAGACCGCCCGTGAGCGCATCATCATCGTGTACAAGCGCGAACAGGCTGAGGAGTTGGCAAACCTCCTTGGCATTGCCGACATCAACAAGGTAGTTTGGAATATTGACGAGATTTTAGAGCCGAAACAATGAACTACCAAGAGTACATCGCCTATCACCGCCGAGGCGACGCAGGAGTTGAGGAGCGAATGATCGCCTCACTGTGCCGCTACTATTCCCTGTCGGCGTGGGACTCGTTCCGCTTGATATATTTCTACACTATGACCTACCACATACCGAGCGCGCTCAGTATGCTGCTGGAGGGTGAGCGTGACATCAAGCGGCTTAAGTTCCGCACCGACCGCCGCTATGTGCGATGCAATGGCGCATACCCTCGCTTGCTTAAGGAACTGAACGAGGAGAAGCACGAACGGCTGCTGAAAGTCACGAACACGCGGGACGCCTATAACGAAGTCAAGTCGTGGTTTTTCTTTGGGCGGTATGCCGCCTACCTCTTCCTCGAGGTTTATGTCAATGTCTTCAAGCCGAATTGGGTTGACAATATAACCTACGCGTGGGAGCCAGACGAGAATTACACGAAAGGGGCTATCTCGGTGACGAGGAGCAACGATAAGTCCGTTCTTGATAAATTCCTCATTCAAGCAAAGAAAGACGCGGAGGACAACGCGTTCGCAATCGAGACGAGCCTATGCGCCGTGGCTAAGTTCATCAAGGGAACGCGCTGGGACGGCTACTACACCGAGCGTATGCTTGAGGAGGCTAAGGAAAGCAAGTACTCAGATGTCATTTATTCGCTCGTATGAAGACCTGCGTGTTCATAAGCGGAACAAACTGCACTGGCAAAAGCTCGCTGGCGCGAGAGCTTATCGCGCAATGCGGAGGCATAGACCATACCGACGAGTGGAACACCTACTGCGGCGATGGCGTGACTTGTTTCGGCGGTAAGTATTCAATGGAACGCAAGTACGGCGGCATTGACGGCTTCAACCAGACAAAGTGCCTCGACCAAGTGGTATGGAATGGGCTTAAGACCTGCGATGTCGTGATATGCGAGGGAATGTACCTGCACACGTTCGGCTTAAACCTAACCAACGCGATGTTTCTTGCCGAGCGTCACCTGCTGGTGTTCCTCTATGCCCCAGTAGCGACTATTCATCAACGCCTCATTGACCGAAGCGGCAAGGGAATAACCAACAAGGCTGTTATTAGCAAGCAGCACAACTGCGCTCGAGCCGCCCAAAAGTGGCAGTCAATAGGCGTTCCTGTCCTCACGTTTGACACAAGCAAAATCAGCGTTGAGACTGAGGCTCAGTTGATACTCGCTAAAATCAAGGAGCTATGTTCCAAGTAAGCCAGTATTCCGACAAGGCGGTCAAGGAAATATGCTACAACTGCGGCTCAAAGACCGCCAAGCAGAGCTACAACTACTTTCGCCGCATCCACTACGTCACTGGCGGCAAGGTGTGGAGCAAGGTGTGGAGCAAGGTGTGGAGCAAGGAACCAATAGCGTTCTATTATGCCTCACGCTGCCGCGACCACGTGCGGCTGATTGAGATAGCCGTCCGCAAGGAGTACCAAGGTCAGGGAATAGGCAAAATGGTGCTTTTCGACCTCCTCTCGCGCATGAGAGAAGCTGGGTTGAGTAAACTAACGTTCCGCACCCCAATCGCTGAGGAGGCGCAAAATTTTTGGCTTCACATGGGGGGGCGAATAATGGATGTAAAAGGTGATGACTACGAAATGGAACTAACAATCAAAATAGACAACAACGACAATGGAACACTACCGCAGTCCAAGATGGACTAACGAGATAGCCGACTGCTCAATGCCAATGACCTTTGACACCTACAGCAATTGCTCGTTCGGGTGTATTTACTGCTTCTCGCAGTTTCAGCGCGGCAACGGCGGCGGCAAGGATAATTATTTTGCCAAGAAAGAAGTCAAGCAGGTTGACCCCGAGCGCATCAAGCGAATGTTTACCGAGCCTGACAAATACGGCGGTCAGTTCGCCGAGTATATCAAGCAGCGCAAGGTGATGCAGTGGGGCGGCTTGAGCGACCAATTTGACGGCTTTGAGCGCACACGCGGCGTGACGCTTGAGCTCCTTAAGTTCTTCAAGAGCATAGACTACCCACTGTGTTTCTCAACCAAGGCGACTTGGTTTACTGAGGACGACCGCTATATGTCGCTGATTGAGGGGCAGAAAAACTGGAATTTCAAGTTCTCGATAATCACCCTTGACGAGCACAAGGCACGGATCATTGAGAAAGGAGTCGCCACGCCCGAGAAGCGTCTTGAGGCGATACGCCGTATCGTGGAAGCGAATGCAGGGGGCGCGACCCTGCGACTGCGTCCGTTCATCATCGGCGTTTCAACGCCCTCATACCTTGACTTGATACGCGAAGCCCGAAGCCGAGGAGCGGACGCGCTCAGTACCGAGTTTTTCTGCATGGAGCAACGCTCCAACTCGCTGAGAGAGCAAATGCCTGTATTCAACGAGCTATGCGGATTCGACTTGTTCAAGTTCTACAAGCGTTATAGCGTGGCGCAGGGCTATATGCGCCTCAATCGCAAAGTGAAAGAGCCGTTCTTCCGCAAGATGAAGGCACTATGCGAGGAGCTGGGAATGCGCTTCTATGTGAGCGACGCGCATTTTAAGGAGCTATGCAACAACGGCTCTTGCTGCGGCTTACCGCCTAATTGGAACTACTCACGCGGTCAGTTCTGCGAGGCTCTGCAGATAGCCAAGAACGCGCCCGACCATAAGGTCAGGTGGAATGACGTGTGTAAGGACATCAACGCCCTCGTGAGCAACTTTGAGTGGAAATACGCTGAGGGCTTCAATACTAACACCAGCGAGCGCAAAGCGAAGTTCTATGCTATGAGCATGGCTGACTATATGCGCTGGCTATGGAACAATCCCCAAGCAGGGCAATCACCCTACAAGCTATTTGAGGGCGCGTTGAAGCCGCTTGGGTATGACGATGACAAGAATATGGTTTATGAATTTAACGGAGCGACATTCTAATGGGTACGGCGAAACTTGAGAAACGTAAACGTGACTACCGCCGCTATTCAGTGATGCGGCAGGATATCGTGGCGCAGTTATTCAAGCGCGGCTACTCCTATGCCGAGATACGGCGCGAGGTAATGGCGAGGCTCGACCTTAAGACATACTCACTCTCCACTGTCTGCAAGGACGTGAACACACTTCTTGAGGAATGGCGCAAGTGCCGCATTGAGAACCTTGACTATGCCCTGCAATTAGAACTCCAGCGCATTGACGACCTAATCAAGGAGGCATGGCAAGCGTGGGAGAAGTCTAAGGAGGACGGAGTCGAGAAACGCAGTAAGCAGCGCGGAATACCAATGCCGAGAAACGAGGGCGACGAAGACAACGACGAGGGTAATAACGTGCTCACCGTATCAATGGAGCAGAGCCAAAAGGAACTGCACCCCTGCGGCGATGTGCGCTACCTCGATATGATACACAAGCTGCTCATAGAGCGGCGCAAGCTTCTTGGATTGTACGCCCCAGAGAAACGCGAACTTGAACACAAGGGCGGTGTTGCCGTGTCTATGACACGCGAGGAGATTGAGGAGGAGCTGAAACGGCTGCGAATGCTTACCGATGTACGATGCGAATGACATAGGCGCGCTCGTTAGGGAACTTGAGCTGAGGAGGGAGCTGCTGCGTGTTGACGCGCAAGAGAACTTCCGTCAGTTCCTGCCCTATATCAACACGTCCTATGACCGCCAATGGTTTCACGCCGAGATTGCAGACGAGTGCCAACGGCTATTCAACGGCGAAATAAGTAACCTCATGGTGTTCATGCCGCCTCAGCACGGCAAGAGCGAGATTGTCAGCCGCCAGTTTCCTGCTTGGGCGTTGGGGCGCGACCCTAACTTGAAGATAGTTGGCTGCTCATATTCAAGCGACCTCGCGCAGCAGTTCAGCCGTTCTATTCAGCGCACAATTGATACTGAGGAGTACCAGGCAATATTTCCCGAAACAACGCTCAATGGCAGCCAGACACGCTCAATAGCACGCGGCTACTTAAGAAACGTTGACCAATTTGAGATTGTCGGTCACCGAGGCTTCTACAAGTCGGTAGGCGTGGGCGGCTCGCTCACGGGAACGCCTGTTGATATAGCTATCATAGACGACCCTGTGAAAGACGCTCTCGAAGCCTACTCCGCAACGTATCGTGAGCGCATTTGGGAGTGGTACACCTCAGTACTCATGACGCGCCTACACAACAACTCGCGCCAACTGTTCATTATGACACGCTGGCACGAAGACGACCTTGCAGGGCGCATACTCCAACGCGAGGCTGACAAGTGGAAAGTGCTGCTCATACCTGCAATTCGCGAGAGCCTTGATGACGGCAACGACAAAGACCCACGAAAGGTGGGTGAGGCTCTATGGGAGGGCAAGCACTCAATAACGCGCCTTGCAGCCGCCCAGCAACGCTCGCCGCGCGTGTTCGCCGCCTTGTATCAGCAGCAGCCCACAATCGAGGGCGGCAACTTGGTTAAGGAGGTTTGGTTTCAGTATATCAGCGTTGAGGAGTTTAGGCAGAAGCACTTCCGCGAGCCGATACACTTTTTCGTTGATACCGCCTACACCGACAAGACAAGCAACGACCCTACTGGCGTGATCGCCGCGTGCAAGATAGAAAACAACTACTACATAACGGCGGCACGCAAGGTGAATATGAAATTTCCTGACCTTTGCCGCTTCTTGCCTACGTGGGTCAAGGACAATGGCTATAACGACGAGAGCACTATCCGCATCGAGCCTAAGGCAAACGGCTTGTCGGTGATAGACCAACTACAAGAGTCAACCGACCTCAATGTTATGGCAACGCCAGTACCTACCGACAGCAAGGAAACGCGCCTCATTGCCAAGTCGCCCATTATAGAGTGCGGCAGGGTGTTCCTTGTGGACGGCGACTGGAACGAGGCTTTTGTTGACGAGGTTTGCGGCTTCCCTGTCAAGGCGCACGACGAGTATGTTGACCTGCTTGTCTATGCTATTGACTACTTCCAAACTCATTCATTCTTGGATGAGGACTATGATATTGACGACGAAATACTTTATTAGAACTATGGACATCAAAGAAATCATCAGCCCCGAAAGGGAAACAACGAGCGTCATAAATGACCTCAAGAAAAAGACCATCGCCGTGCCCGCATGGGCAGAGCTCAAAAAGGAGTACGACCCGAAACTCCACCCAGTAATGACCGACGCCCAATACAAGGACAAGATGCTCAAGAAAGGTATTGAGAAAGTAACACGCATCACGCTTGGCTTGCAGCGGCTTGCCGTTAAGCGTATGGGCGAGCTTGCGTTCGGTATTCCTGTCAAGCGCGTTTACAAGCCTCAGGACGATAACCAAAAGCGCGTGCAGGAGATTATGGAAGCCGTGTTCAACCGCAACCGCATCGACGCGGTAAACCTCGAGCGCAGCAAATACCTCTATGCTTCTTGCGAGGTAGTGACACTATGGTATTCTCAGGAGCAGAAAACCAGCTACGCTGGCGAGCAGAGCAACCTCAAATTGCGCTGCAAGAACTTTTCGCCAATGAAGGGCGACGCCTTGTACCCATTGTTTGACGAGTACGACGACCTTATTGCCCTCTCAATCGAGTACACGCGCGTTGAGAACAACAAGAGCATTGTGTACTTTGATACCTACACCGCCGACGAGCACATTCGCTGGCGCACCGAGGAGGGGAGTACTGAGGAAGAAGTCCGCGAGACTATTGAGCTTGGGAAAATCACTGGAATATATGGCTACCGCAGCACCCCTATTTGGGAAGACCAGTCGCCTAATGTCGCTGAGGCAGAGTGGACGCTATCGCGCAACGGCAACTACATCCGCAAGAACGCGCGCCCCAATTGGGTTGTGTTCAGCGATAACAAGATACGCTTCGGTGAGGAGAGCGGCAAGGATAGCGAGGGGCGCAACGTTCTTAAGTACGGCAAGGACGACAAGGCGCAGTATGTTACTTGGACACAAGCTATCGAGAGTATCAAGTATCACGTGGACGAAATCAAGCGCAACTTCTTCATGGAACTCCAATTGCCCGATATGAGTATGGAGAATATGAAGGCAACACCAATGAGTGGCGAGGCGCGCAAGATGATGTTTATTGACGCTCAGTTGAAAGTCAAGGACGAGAGCGGATTGTGGCTTGAGTTCTTTGACCGCGAAATTAACGTTGTGAGGGCGTTCCTGAAGAAGATGTACCCGAGCCTCGCTACCGCGATTGACGAGTTGCAGGTTGAAATCGAAATCACCCCATACACCATTCAAGACGAGGCAGAGCGCATCAGCAACCTCTCCAACGCTACTGGCGGCAAGGCGATAATGAGCCAGCGCACCGCCGTAGCATACCTTGGCTACGTTGACAACGTGGACGAGGAAATGCAGCTTATTGCTGACGAAGCTACCGAAAGTGTATTCAATAATCCAACAATCTAAATGAGTTATGGCTGACGAACGAGGCAGGAGAATATTTCGCGCCGACTTGTACAACAAGCGGCACATACGCAACCTTATAGCGCAATCAAGGGCTATCCAGTCGTTGTTTGATGACCTTTCAAGGGAGGCGGCAAGGATTGGCGAGGCGACAAAGTTCAACGACCCCTCCGAGCCGTTCTACTGGCGCGATCACCCTGCGGCTCAAAAGCAGGTTGACGAACTCCTTGCCTCGGTCGCCCAGCAGATGCAACTCACCATTGAGGAGGGTAATAAGCAAGAATGGCTTCTCGCCAACGCTAAGAATGACGAAATGGTCAAAACAATACTTTCCTCAAGCAATATACCAAAAGCACGTCTCGCGCAATTTACGGCACGAAATTTGGACGCTCTCGAAGCGTTCCAGAGCCGCAAGGTCGGGGGGATGAACCTCAGCGACCGCGTCTGGGCGTTGCGTGACAACCTAAAGGGGGAACTTGAATTGGCTCTCGATATCGGGCTTGGCGAGGGGCGTAGTGCCGACCGCCTCTCGCGTGACGTTCGCCAATACCTCAAAGAGCCTAACAAGCTATTTCGCCGCGTCAAGGACAAGCACGGAGTTCTGCGCCTATCTCAGTCAGCTGCAGCCTATCACCCAGGCAGGGGAGTGTATCGCTCCTCCTACAAGAACGCGCTGCGAATGACCGCAACGGAGAACAATATGGCGTACCGCGCCGCCGATCACGAGCGTTGGCAGCAGATTGACTTCGTGATAGGCATTGAAATCCAACTGAGTAACAATCACCCAGTAGTCGATATTTGCGATGAACTCAAGGGCGTGTATCCTAAGGACTTCAAGTTTACTGGGTGGCATCCGTTTTGCCGTTGTCACGCCGTTGCCAAGCTTCCCTCTCAAGAGGAGTTCGTCAGGTATCAGCAAGCGATGATTGACGGCGAGGACGTGAGCGACTGGAAATTCAAGGGAGAGGTGACCGAAATGCCTAAGCAATGGAATGATTGGCTTGAGGAGAATGCGACAAGAATAGAGAACGCAAAGTCTCTTCCATACTTTTTGATTGATAATCCAACAACAGCAAGTGACTACATTGTAAATTGGGCAGAAGGAGCAAAAAGACCATTATCTCCAATTGAGATTGCCGCAAAACGTCACGCGCAAAGAACGCCCGATGATGTCGAGAAAATACGCAAACGTTGGAATAGCAGACGATTATCAGCTATTTATGAGGCAAGGCGAAAAGGTTTATTGCCTGATGAGGTTTGGGAGGCGGCTCGCGAAATTGAAAATAGTATTTTCTTGGGCGACCAAGATGATGCAAACAAGAGGCTAATGCTGCTTGAGGCGGCTATTCGCAGACATCAGGCGCGTACGCCCGACATGATTAGGAAAATCCAAGACGCGGCTGATGAGCGAAAGTATGGAAATGTTTATGTTGAACAGATACATGAGATTGAGAAAAGCTTAGGAGTGAAGCGCGGAAAACGAATGAGCCACAACGAAGCAAACCTTGGGAATGTGAACCCGAATTATGTTACAGGCAACAGGGAATACCACGTAAACTGCTCTTCTTGTTCTGGTGTTTACTGGCTTAGACGTATGGGTTTTAACGTTGAAACATTACCCAACAATAGTAGCAATCCGTTAGTTCAAGCGTTAAGTAGAGGGGAAACCACATGGGATAAATGGATAGATGGCAAGAAAGACTATATTAAGACGTACGATTGGATGCAGAATAAAGGCTACAAGCGAATGAACGAAAAGAGGTATATGGAGTTTATAAAAGAAAACGCGACAGAGGCTGGCATTTATGAACTTAATCTTGGTTGGAAAGGAGGAGGAGGGCACTCTACTCTTATTGAAGTTGACAATGCAGGTAATGTTACGTTGATAGACCAACAAATAGTGGGAGTAAAAAGAACCTTGAGCACTTACTTATCAGCTGCTCAAGGAATACTGCCGACGGACACAAGAGGCATTCTACGTGTTGACAATAGGGCTTTCAATTCTCACTATGCGCGTATCGCAAAAGTGAAATAACAATCTAAATTTCGATTTTTAGAGCGTCAACACCAGCAACAACCTTGACCCTTTTTCCGTCCCACAAATAGTACTCAGGAAGTCCCACTGTTATTGTTTCGTCAAAGACGAAGGAAAAGACATCCTTGCCATTCCATTTGCCAATGCGCTCAAGGTGTCCATTGCCAAGTGCTTCCCTTTGCTTTGATGCCTTAATTACTGGTTGTGGTATATTATTTTCCATGTTGTTAATATTAAAAGGGCGGCGGTGTAGCCGCCCTAAGTTCTCAGCCGCGAATTTACGAACTTTTTTTCAAACGGCAAAATTTCAATCCCTGCTTGCGCGCGGTCTTGAGTTCGCCTTGCGGAAAAGTGCGTGTTTGGTTATCACGCAGGTAGGTGTCGCGTGAGGGCGACCGCCGTCAAAAAGCCCCTTTTGCCATAGGCTCTCGAGCGTGCAGCCTATCTGTTCGGGTGTGAACAATTCAAATATGGCGGCGAGTGAGCCAAAGAAGTATGTAGCTCCGCTATGCAGGAAGCGCACCTGCACTATCGTGCCGCGACTTATCGTGGTAGTTAATTTCTTCATTTTTTTGCGTCTCGTTGCGTTTTGTATTAAAAATGATAAGTTACTCAACAAAAAGCCGAAAAGCGCGCGAGGCACGCCTCTCGGCTTTTTTCGCGCCTAAACTTGTTATGCGTCAATCTTAACTCGGTTGAGCAACTTGCCGCTTATCTCGTGGAGGTCGCGGCTGCGTTCGGGTGACAACTCGCGAGCGTGGGCGGTGATCGCCTGAGTAAGCTTCCACAAGGTAGCCGCACCCTGCACTCCGTCCTCGGGCTTGTTCGCCATTAGCAGCTGCTTGACCTGCTCGCCCTCAGTCTTGAGGAGGTCGCCAGTCTTGGTAAGCTTCTTCACCTCGTTGTCAAGGTCAACCTCTATTTCGCTCGCGCCTTGAATCTCGTATGCCTTGCGCATAATGGTGTCGTTGTCGTACAAGCCGCGCGTGAGGTCGCGTATTGCCGACACCGTGGCGCGCGTATCGAGTTCGTAGGTCTGGCGGCTGAGTGCGATAGTCTCAGGAAGCTTCGCGCCTAAGTGAACTTGCTTCATCACGCTCTCGCGCACCATGCCGTTAAGGCACGCGCCGTTGAGCATAAAGGTACGCATATCAACCGAGCCGTTGCCGTAGTCGCTCGTTGAGAAGCGCGCCCCGATGAAGATAATCACTTCGCCGTTCTTGGCGGTGGGAACGCTGATAGGCTGGGGCAAGATAGTTTCAGCCCAGACCTTGGTGTCGTTCATATAGGCGTCGCTGATTACTGCGCCTTGCCTTGATGCCTCCTCCACGAACGCGGTGAGTATCTGCACCGAGTCCAAGCGGCGGTAAGAGTCGCTGGGGGCGGCGCGGAC